CGGAATCCTCTGTAATTAATCTTCAAAATGTATCTCATAATGTTACAAAAATAAAAATGATGGGTGATGATGTATATGGTGAAGTAGAAATATTACCTACACCAGCAGGAAAAATACTTCAGGCATTATTTGCTTCAGGTATCACAGTTGGTATTTCTTCAAGAGGTATGGGTTCTGTAAAAGAAGGATCAGGGGGTACAGTAGAAGTACAAGATGATTTTGAATTACTTTGTTTTGATTTTGTTTCTACTCCTTCAACACATGGTGCATTTATGACTCCAGTAGGTAGAGCATTACAAGAAGGTAAAGTCATACAACAAGAATATAAATATACAAATGTAAATAATATAATCCGTGATATTATCTGCGATAATACAGGAGTGTGTAAATGTTAGTTATGAATAATTAACTGTTCATAAATGTAAAAAAAGCCACAAAATATGTGGCTTTTCCAAATTTCTGTTATATGTATCACAAACAATAAAGGTTACAAAATAATTAACTCTTATGAGAGATTAAAATAAAAATATAAAGTACTTATTAGTACTTCAACAGCACAAGAGTAGTAGTCAGCTACTCCTGTTTTCAATTAAAACAAATATTAACTAAAAAATGAATTATGAAAAATTTAATTATGACACTAGCTGTAGCAATCATGACAACGTTTGCAGCATCAGCACAATTTATAGTAGTAACTACTGTAAACACTCCTGACAGCGATTTAAACGAAGAATGGGGTACAACAAACTTTACTGATAATTTAGGTATCGGTTACTTAGTAAACGATAAATTTGTTGTTGGTTTAGTAAGAGCAGGTGAAAATGCCGAAGGTGACGAATCTTATGATTTATGGGGACGTTACTTATGGAATGAAAACCTGTATGTTTCTGTTCAAGCTCCAACAGAAGAAACTACAGACAACTTAACAGTAGGTCTTGGTTATTCTTATGATGTTTGGAAAGGGCTTCATGTTGAACCTAACTACAGTTTGGGTTTAAAAGAAGATGAAAATGGTGAAAGAGAAGGATCTTTTAACCTAGGTTTGTCTTATAAATTTTAAACTTTAGTATTAATTAAAACAAAAAAAACATGGAAAAAGTATTTTCAACAGTTAGCGGATTTTTAGGTGGTTTAGGGTCATTATTTATGGCATTTATTCCTGTAACTATCCTTTGGTTCGTATTAACAGGTGGTTCAGTATTTGGAATGGACGTAATTACTAATCTAACTTCATTAGTAAATGGGTTTGGAGAAGGTGGTTTCGTAGGATTAGTAGTACTAATTCTTATAGCTTCATTCTTTGTGAACAAAAAGTAATTTTTACATTAAAAATTCAAGAAAGGCGCCTATGGCGCCTTTTTTGGTCTCCTATCCTTTTATATATGTATGTCCAGAACATACGGACTTCTCAATAAGCCGTCCCTGACTTATATTAACCCTTTATTAAGGTTCCTAATAACCTTATTTCCCGTACAATTTATTAACGAGACTCGAAAGAGAAAAAACTTTAAACAAATGGCAAAGGACATTTTAAAAGAAGCTATCGCTGACGCTAAAGCTGTTCGTGAAGTTGCTCTTGCAAACGCAAAAGCCGCACTAGAAGAAGCTTTCACACCGAAACTTCAATCTATGCTATCAGCCAGACTTTCTGAAGATATGGACGAAGAAATGATGGATGAAGAAAAAACAGAAGAAACATACATGGATGAAGACATGGACGAAACGTACATGGACGAAGAAATGGATGAAACTGTAGGCATGGAAAAAGAAGAAAAGGAAATGGAAGAAGATCTAGATGAGGAAATTGATTTGGAAGAAATACTAAATGAATTAGAATTAGAAGAAGGCGAAGAAGCTAACGAAGAAAAAGTCGAAGAAGCTAAAGATGAGGACTTAGATGAAGCTAAAAAAGACGACAAAGATGACGTTAAAGAGGCTAAAGATGAGGATTTAGAAGAAGCTAAAGACGACGAAAAAGAAATGGAAGAAGCAGTAGGTTATCCAAACCATAGAGCAGACCAGGTACAAAAAGTTAAGCATGATGCTACTGATATAAACCAAGGTCTAAACGAAGGTGAAGAATTTGATCTAGACGCTCTTCTTGAAGAAATTAATAATTTAGAAGAAGAAAAAGAAGACAAAGACGATGTTAAAGAAGGTGATTTTGGTGAAGCCGAAGAAACTAATGAAGTTGTAGGAGCAGCAATAGCTGGTACTGCAGCGGCAATCATAATTGGTGGAACTCCTTTAGTAGCAGCAAAAGCAGCTTACGATATGGTTAGTCCTGAGAAAAAAGCAGAACTAATGAAAAAATATCCTAAATTATCTAAATTAATGGATACCTTAGGATTAGTAGGTTCAGCAGCAGCTGATACTAAAAGAACTGAATCATTATCTGAAGCAGAAAAAACAGCTACTGAGGATGAATTAGCAAAAATGGAAAAAGCACTTGCTAGTGGTTCATCAATGGAAGAAGACATGTATCAAGAAGAGCTTGAAGAAACTAAAGCCGCTCTTGAAGCAGTTAGAACTGAACTTAACGAAGTTAATCTTCTAAACTCTAAATTATTATATGTTAACAGAATTTTTAAAGCAAACACTTTAGATGAATCTCAAAAACTACGTGTTGTTGAGACATTAGATAAAGCTGAAACTGCTAAGGAAGCTAAGTTAATATATGAAACAATTAAGGATACTTTCAATGTTGCTAAATCAAAGAAAGAATCTTTCAAATCTAAAACGAAATCATTAAAAGAAGGTATTGGAATGGCTTCTAAAGCGGCAGGTACATCTACAGCCCCTAAAAAAGAAGTAATTTCAGAATCTAATAATATGATGGCTCGTTTTCAAAAATTAGCAAATATTAAAATTAGTCAATAACTTAAAAAAGAATTACAAAAATGGACAATGTAAATAATTTGTTAGAAGGTGCAAGCCCTTACCAAGTTCTTTCTGAGCAAGCTGGAAAATTAGCTGGCAAATGGAATAAATCAGGACTTTTGGAAGGAATTGAGTCTTCTACGGAAAAAAACAACATGGCGATTCTTTTGGAAAACCAAGCAAAACAATTAGTAAACGAGTCTTCTACTACAGGAACTGGTACTAATATTTCAACTGGTAATTCAGAAGCATGGGCTGGTGTTGCTCTTCCATTAGTGCGAAGAGTATTTGGTGAAATCGTTGCTAAAGACTTAGTATCGGTTCAACCAATGAATTTACCTGCTGGATTAATCTTCTATTTAGACTTCCAGTATGGATCAGCTGATAACACAAAAGGTGGAGCAGCTGGTGAATCACTTTATGGTGCTGAGCCAACTCTTAAGAGAACTGACGGTGCGTTTGATAAAGGTCTTTATGGTGCTGGTGAGTTTGCTTACTCAGCTGAAACTACATCATCTGCAATAGCTGCTGCTACAACAGCATCAGCTGCTTTCTTAGGAATTTTAAATGCGAACACTGAATTTTCATCTTCTAAAAAATCATTAGTATTTGGTAGTACTAATGCTGTTGGTGATAAACTTGTAACATTACAAGTAGCTCACGGAACATTATTAAAAGAAGCTGACCTTGATGGTGTAAGAGGATTTAGTGTTACTGGTACTAACATTGCTAACTATTATCCAGAATTTACAAGAGTTGAAGGATCTAATGTAGAATTTGTTGTTGAATTATCTGCAGCTAATACAGCTACAGCTCCAACAATTACTTATCAGAAAGGACCAGACAACTTAGACGATAGAGGTGACTTCGAAGATACTTCATTTAACGTTGGAACTCCAGGTATCGATATCCCTGAAATTAATGTTCAGTTAAGATCTGACACTGTTTCTGCTAAAACACGTAAATTGAAAGCACAATGGACTCCTGAGTTTGCTCAAGACCTTAATGCTTACCACTCAATTGACGCTGAAGCAGAATTAACTTCAATCTTAAGTGAGTACATTTCAATGGAAATTGACCTTGAAGTATTAGATATGTTAATCAGAAACGCTGACACAGTTGAAGGTTGGAGTGCTAAAGTAGGTAGAGATATTTCTATAGATGGCTTAACTAACCCTAACACAACTGCAGGAGGTACTGATAACCCAACATTTGTTGACACAGATGGAACAAGCGGTGTATACTATACTAAAATGTCTTGGTTCCAAACTTTAGGTGTTAAATTACAGAAAGTATCTAACTTAATTCACCAGAAAACTTTAAGAGGTGGTGCTAATTTCTTAGTAGT